CGTCTTTGAAACAGACATCGCACGTCAAGGTCCTCCGGGACTTTGATGTGTGTTGGGCTGCATCAGAGACGGCACTTCGGGCCGGTGGCTCCACCAGGACTAAGGTCCTGGGGATCCACCGGATGTACCGCCCCTGTGCACAAAGTCGAAAAGACTTGTGCGCAGCCCTATCATTACCCCTCCTCCCCGCATCCCAGCACGCTGTGGTTCAGCGTGCTTGGGAGGCATTGCTTGGTGTGGTTGCGGCCTTGGGGGTCCGCACGGTCCGCTGGGGGACGCGCTCCGATAACCAGGTTCGCCTGGGTCTCGGGCGCCTCGCCCTTTGGATCATGAAGACCTCTTGCTTCTCCGGGGTCGGCCATATGGTCGCCACGTTGAAGAAGGCCGCGGGTGAGGCCCGCATGAGCGCAGTAACTGGCGCTCCTCCGGGCCAAAACCTCCGGTTCCTCCAACGGCACCTACCACGGGTGTCGTCGGTGGCCGGCCTCGAGCAGCTCTCCTACCTCGGTAGGGCGCTGCCTGAGGGCGACCATCGCGTCGCGACGAAGAGCCTCATGGCTCACCGCCGCGTCGTTCGGGAACCGGTTACCACACCAGCCGCGTTGCTCTCCTGGTCCCGCCAATACGTGGCCAAGTTCTTCCAACGGAACTCTGTTCCGCTGGAGGAGTTCTTGCCCTCGTCACCGTCTGCGTCTGTTGGACGCAGCCGGAGGGCGGGCGGTACCAGGGAGGACGTCCGCCAAAACTGGCTGGCGTGGCTCCAGGAAACTGGATACACGCCAGACGGCGTTGACGACGTCCTCAACACGATGGACCCGTCTGACGACGGTACCATGGTCGTGTTGAGCAACATGGCAGCCCAGGCCGTCTCCAGGGCCGCGGCGCGTAAATGCGTCGACGGTCCCCTGGAGCATCGGATCTGTTGTGTGGCCGAGCGGGGGTGGAAACAACGTATTGTTTCCGCCCCGCCTAGCCACGCGTCGGTCGCCGGGACGGTCCTCAACCGGGGACTCCTGTCCGCTCTCCGTAAGGAGCCGCGGTGTCGGGAGTTCCTAGTTGGGAACCGCCGCTCGGCAATCGAGGGCGCGATGTCGATGTGGTCTCCCACATCGCTCGTCGTGTCAACAGATTTGACAACCGCCAGCGATCGCTTGCCTCTCGACTTTGTCGAGGCGATCGTTGAAGGTGCCATCCTGGGCTGGTTCTGCCTCCCGCGCGTATGGGCGCAAGCTCTGCGGGCCCTGACGGGCCCACAGTTGCTTCGCTACCCGTGGGGCCAGGTGGTCAACTCAGAGCGGGGCGTGCTAATGGGACTTGGGCCTACGTGGCCCATCCTCTCACTAGCGCACCTCATCTGGGTCGACTACGCGGCCTCCTCGGTTCGGTGCCGCCACGTTGCGTGGAAGTCGACCGCCATCGGCGGCGACGACCTAATCGCAGCGTGGCCCCCCCGCCTCTACAAGGCATACGCCGATGTAGTGGCGTCCACCGGCGGCAGCTTCTCACAAGGGAAGATGTTCGTCGATGGGTGTGGGGGGAACTTCACGGAGATCACCTTTTGGATGTCTCCAGGAAGCCCAAAGCACCGCATACGCTGGGCTGCGGGCATTCCATTAAAGGGTCTCGTGGGGACCGAGCCTTCGAAAGAAGGCGAGGCCTACGAGTCCCTTTGCCTCCAGACAGGTGGCGAGCAGAAGGCCCGGAGAGTTCTCCGGGCCCTCCGCCCCGACGTTTGGGCCAAGTGCCGCGAAAGCGGCATTGTCCCTTGCATGCCGCGCTCCCTAGGGGGCGCGGGCCTTCCTGTCATTCGGGGTACTCCACAGCGGGTGCGCGCACCCAAGTGGCTGCGTCTTGCGGTTGGCCGCTACCTATACGGTAGCGGGAACACGTACGACCCAGTCGGTCCTCCCTCTTGGGAGAACTCGAAGGACCCCGTTTCCCTCGTCGCGAGACGAAAGGCGGAGGTCGCGTTTCGCCAGGGCATGGACCTTGGATTGATCGAGGTCACCCGCAAGGGTGGCAACGACTTCATCCTCGGTTCGGCCCGGAGCGTCCTCCAGAAGGAGGTTAGCCTCTTTTCTGAGGCTGCACCTTTTTCTGGGAGGCCGCTCCCGGCGAGCGCGTCTGGAATGGCAGTGCCCTCTCGGTTCGCGCGCGCTACGCGCGCGTGGGCCAGGAGGTCACTGAAGGGAGGGGTACCGGATCGCATTGCGATCCGGGAGAACCGCACGAGTCGTGCGGCTCTCATGAAACGTGTCCGGTTGAACCACGAGGAGTGGCGAGTCATCCCTCTTATCGAGGGGTGCTGGCCGTTCTAAGTGGTCCGACCGGGGGCGCCAAC